ATTGATTCCCATCTCGCCCGATTTTCTTTTGTACCATTAGTTCTTACGTGGCAAGGGATGCATAATATAACGAATTGAAAAGATTTACCATTACAACAAGCCATTTTATCGTATTCTACATGATGGACACTAAGTTCTCTGCCACTGTTCTCTTTAGAGGTTTTTCCACAAACAACGCATTGGTAATTAAAATATGAACGTACTCTTATTTTAAATTCTTTGTTAAATTTCCGGCAATAAGGAAGAAAACCTATCCCTCCCATCCAGTTTGGGTGATTTTCTCCCGTTAATATTCTTCTTTTTATCCCTAGTTCGTCCAGATGATAATAGATTGTCGCACTACTACAAGCCATCTCTTTGGAGATTGTAACTGCCGATTTCTTATCAATGATATAGGATATAGCTATTTGTTTTAAATCTAAATTTTTAAAATCTGGATGGTTTTCGCCGCTAAGTCTCCCTTCGTTTGCTGCGGAAATTTTCTTTTTAGTTTCTTTACTATGATGTTTTCCGAAAAATGGATTTTTATTTCCTGTCATAGCGTATTTGTGCGCTTCCGACATAGACCTTATCATTATTCCGTTCCTTCTTAAACATCTTATAATTACTTCTGGAGTGCAATTAAGTTCTTTAGATATTTCATTTGCGGATTTCTTTTCTGTGATATATGCCTTTGTAACGTAATTTACGTCAAAGTCCTTGTGTAAATTTTCGTGTGTTAAAATTCCTTTATGAGATTCCGACATAGATCTCATCACTATTCCGTTTTTTTTCAAATATCGTTGGACTGTAGTTCCTCCGCATCCTATTTCTTTGGCAATTGTCCCTGCCGATTTCTTATCAACAACATAAGCCTTAATAAGATAATCAATATCGTTTTGATCTAACAAAGAAACTCACCAGAATAATATTTCGTAATAGATCTAATGGTATATAAATATTCTTATACACCATCCCCACCGTCATCCTTATATCCTCGCCCAACCTATATCAACCCTTATGCGCGAACTATTTCAAGACCGGCTAGACAAAATGTCTCAGGACGAACAAGTAAAAATTCTAGAGCTCCGTACCTTTCTCCTATCTTTTGGAGGAACTGATATGGTGATCCTCGAAGAAGGCGAGCCCGAGGCAGATAACATAATGACCAAGGGCAAACTTTACGGAGCAACCTATCGAAAAGTCCGAGGAGTTCCATGTCATTGCCACGAGAACGTAGTTGAGCAAAAAGCAAAGTATCCAGAAAAATACAGAATTGTCACTGGCTACGCATTATGTGACGATTCCCTATGGAGGCAACATTCTTGGTTGGTAGATAAAAAAGATAGAACTTACGAGACCACGGTACCAAGGTTCGCATATTTTGGATATCTTGTTGAGGATGAATAAATTAAAATTCAAATCTCGGCCTGTCCCCAAATTTCCAAAAATTACACATCTCAGTCCCCACCAAATAAAACGTCCTCATTCTTTTTCTTTTATTATCCCACCTCGTGCTCGTAGTCCACCTCTCTTTTGTTTTCCCCGATACTATAATAGCTCCGCTTAATATAGAGTTGCAAATAACATAATACTTAGGCTTAATCTCCATTCCATCGTAATGGTGCGCCACATCTATTATCACACTCCCATATGGGAAATCCTCCAAACAACCAAACGCCAAATCCGGTCTATGTTTTACCTCAATTATGTTCCCATTAACCATTAGATCTCCGGTATCGCCATACTCTCTAATTTCCGTTGTATCCGGTCTTATCCTAATCGGAGGCAACGTGACCGAGTATCCATTTAGCCGTAAATTCCGCGCCACAATCCAAGTACTCAAATCAGAATTCATTAAATCCTGAATAAAATTATGGTCTATGGTATTAAAATCATTAATAAGTATCACCTTTACAAAAAAAATAATTTAAAGAAAAGAGGGTCTGTTTTCTTCTGTTTCGTCGGGAACTTCACTTGTGCCATATAGTTTGTTATACAATTCTAGGTCTTCTGGAGTCTCCAAATCCTCAGTTATCTCTTCGGTTACAATTCTCTCGTCCTCTCTAATCTTTCTCCCCTCGTTAAATGGTCCTTTATTTGCTTCTTTGTAATAATATTTTAGAGTCTTGCCCAAACTTTTCTCCTCTAAAATTACGCCTTCCTCTATTAATATTCTTATACATTCGTTTTTCATTTTCTCATAAGAGAATAAATTTACGTCAACCCCGTCTGGATTCTCGAATTTAATAGGCTCACCCGGCCTAAATCCGATACACAAAATTGAGTTTCTTTCTCCCTCCGGAAGATATCTCCGTACCTCACCAGGTGGGAGAAGATTATTTAAGCAAACCATTCTTCCCAAAAAATCTGCACCGCTTCCACAGACTGTACATTCATATGCTTTGATTACCACTTTAATCCGCCTCTTTTGCCGCTTCTCTTTCCTCTGCTTCCAAATTTTCGCCCAATTCCCTAAGAGCGTGTTTTGCCTCTTCTCTGATCTGTTTTTCGTTTTCGTGAGGGTGGTAAGCGATGTGGTATAAATATCCGAGCGCTTCTTTTTGACTCATTTGAACCTCTGACATATATTATATTTCCTGAATATATCATCACCAATCAAGAACCCCACGCCCAATACCACCAACGCCAGCAGCAGGCAACCGGTGGCACGTGCTATCACAGAGTGGTCTAGGAGATATACCAAGACCTCTCCTGCCAGTGTGGCAAATGCGACTATCGCAATTATGCCGATTACCGCGAGCAGCGTCCCGGTTAGGATCTTTGCCAATTGACAGGTATAGCGTTTTAGTTGACTCATGTTGTCTCCCTCTTAAATCTACATTCTCCTTCCGTCATCAAACATTTCTCTACACTGTCATCGCAGACCCACCCTATAATACCATTTGTGGTCCTAACTATCAATTCTGGTTCAATCATAACTCCATCTGCGTACCAATAGTGAGGAAGACTAAGATCGATCTTTTTATTTTCTAATAGATTTTTATATGTAAGGAACAAGATTTGTCTAAACTCTTGACACCGTTTCATTTCTGGTGAGGTTTCCATAGATAACATGATTATGGTATATGCTAATGGTTTATACTCTTTTGGAATTTCCTCGAATAAAGAATTAATCTCTTTAGCCGTATGCCTCCCAGCATTTACAAAAAATGATTCTGGTAGGTCTCTAGTTAACCAATTGTCACTCATATCTCTCCCCTCTCTTTCATTTTATCGTGTACTTTACAAGCAGCTTCACAGTGGATTGGAACCGTGAACGTTCTACTCTCAATCGGTTCCGACGATAAAAACGGATGAAGCCTACAAATTTCTGGACGGGCCTCATAAATCTTACACTTCTTGTTTTTGGAATCATAAAACTTGCAAGGTCTATCGTGCTTAATAAATAGCGATGTCCCATTTGTTTTACAGTGTCTCTTTGCTGCCACCTTTAATGATTTTCCGAAGTGGTCTGCGATCCTTTTAAGGTCTTCCATTGTGACATCTATTGGAGCACACTGAGTACAACAATTACCACATTCTTCGCATTTGAATTCTTCTTGGGCTCTCAAACGGGCTGCGTAAGTTGGATTAACGTAGTACATGTGATTTATTTCCTTTATGGTTTATTTTTCTTTCGAATGCCAACGAGACCGTCTACAAATCTTCTCTTCTCATCTACATGTGACTCCAATTCCATCTGAATATCTTCGATACAACTTGTTACTACATTGGCGAATCCATACATAGTTTCAAATTCCCCTTTAACGAATCCACCGGGATAATATATTATAGTTTTCTTTCCTTTTCCTGCGGCATATCCAAGTTCTAAATGAGAAGATCTACCACAAGGCATTATCATTACTACGGCGTCGGCCCGATCAATCTTTTCTTTATCTTGTTCGAAGGCTTTTTGGGTTCTCCAATCTTTTAAAAATGTGTTTGCATTTAAATCTTGGAGAATTTCTTGTGGTAATTCTGTCCAAGAGAAAACAAATTTTCCACTGAATGGATCAGTAAAATTATCTACTTCATGACCGAGATTGGATAATTCTTTTGCTACGTGATCTACCGTTTTCTTATTTTTCCATGAAGAAGCTAAATAAATCTTCATTTGTACAACCCCAATTTTCCCGTAATTTTATCTATATTCTCATTAAGATCAGGTCCGATTCCTATACAAGTTAAAGTATTGGGTTCTAATTCTGTAAGGCCGAAATCATATACCGAATACCACGGAATATTTTGTTCTATACACTTTCCCTCTAGCGCAATTATTTCTTTCATGGAAGGGACTTTAAGAACAATTTTTCTGAAACCTTCATTAAACCAGTTTTCTAGCGTCGCGGGCGGAAGATAAATTCCAGATCTATTGTGTATTGCTCCCACGCTCGCATGAGCTACCTGAACCGCCAATTTCCCAGGCGACATTTTAAGATCTTCTCGAACAACAATTGCTTGTTTATAAAAGAATTTAGTAGTCATAGTTCTTTTCCTCATCAAATTTTTCAACTTTTAGAACTTTAATAGTTGGGCATACAACTTCTAAATAGCTATCATAATCCATATCTTCCTCTTCTATTACCCTTCTATTGGCTTCTTCTTCGTTCGGAGCGCTAACTTTCATTCGTCCTGCAAATGTGGTCTCAACGGTAAATTCCACCATGTAGTCTGGCATATTTATTCCATCTTAAGTATATTTTCTAAATGAGAAATAGCCATTTTAACGGCGGTTCCTGGGTCGTGTCCCATATTCATATATCTAGATTGTTCCGATTGGATATATGCATCTACCAACTCGCGAGCTTTAAAAGTGGTTATTTCTTGTTTAATTTCTTGTTTAATTTCTTCCAGCCTTTTGTACGGATTGATCATGTTTTGTTCCTTCATACAATCAGATTCCCGATTTCCTTTATCTTGGTTTCAGATTCTTTTATCGAATTCATTTCCTTAACCTCCGATTTAAATCTATCGTGCGTTTGTTCACAAATAGAACAATCCATTCGATTTACGATGTTGTTGAGACCGCAAATCCTCTCTGGGTGTCTATGACATGGTTGGTTGGAATTCATCTCTTTAGCCTCTCAATTTCATCGAGAATTTTATTAGTGATCTTTTCCTCTTCTCTTTCAAGTTCTTTAAGATTTTTCGTATAGACCATTAACATTTGAATTTTGGCGGGCAAGTTTTCTCTACACTCTGGACATAAATAAAACCACTCGGCTCTATAATCATCTGACGCCGGATAATCATTACGCGAATAACAATCTCCGCTATATCCTGGTTCTCCTACTTCAAATTCATATTCTTTAAATTCGTCACTAACGCAGATGTCGCAGGCGTGTTTTCCGCACCCTAGACAAGATTGCATTCTATCTCCCGATCCTCTAGCACAGAAATCGCAGTCCCAGACGATTCTTGGAACATCTATGGTGATGATTTCGTTCACGGCGGGCGTAATGGTTCTAACTTCCTTCTTCTTTTCAATAATAGTTTTCTGAGTCATAAGATCTGTTCCCTTTTATATTCTCTTTAATCTCGTCCCTTACTTGCATCAAAAGTTTCCCTAACATATTCTGGCTTCCTGGAAGCGCTCCGCCCCAGAACATATCCGTCGGAGAATTTTCAATCAAGATCGCGTCCCCGGTCCACAACAGCAAATACCGCAGAGTATTGTTGTAATGAAATTTCTTTCTCAATCCTTCCAACATAATTTCCGTTTTCTTAGTTTCCCATTTTTGGACCATTTCTTCGGGTCTCAAATTTCTCCCCGCGATCATAGCCGCATAAGCGGTCGGAGCCTGGCGTATCCATTGACGCATAGCGTAATCATTAGATTTTTGAGATTGGTAGTAATGTTCATTCGTCTGGTAAATATCAGGCTTGATTCCGTACCCGAAATTCATTGGCTCTCTCCAAAAATTAGATAAGAATCCATACGGTTCTTCTCTTAAATAGAATCTTATTTCTTCAACCATTTTATCTCACATCCAGTAATCTTCACAATCACCATTTGCGTTAGGGTATTTGGAATAGTACTGCCAAATTCCATTTCTTCTAATTTGAACTATCTGTTTCCCCGCGGGAGTTACGGTTACAAATTTCGTTCCATCTTTTATTTTATTTAGAGATAACCCGCGCAGACATGCGATCATTTGAAATAAAGTCCATATAGATAACGCGATAAATATTGTCTTAAGCCCAATTGGAAGATCATAGAAATTATTCATATCTCACTCTCCATTCCAGAATGTTCCCTTCGGGGTCACATTCCATTTTCCTCTAATTATAGATCCATACATAGGTAATAATCCTCCGCGGATCATCATAGCTCCGTAGGTTATTTGCCCCACATTATTTATACATTCTATCGAGGAGAAAGCGTTTCCGGCTTTAGAGGTCCCATAACTTATATTTGTTATCAAAAACTCTTTAGGTCCTAACGTCTCAAACCCACCTCCCAATCCTCTCAATCCTCTCAATATATTCTGTGGCATTTCGTCTTCTATATTACCTATCCAAAGTATTTGTAGTTTTCCCTCGCGAAGTTCTATGTGGCCTCTATTCATGTAATAGGGACTCAGGCAAAATACCAATGGATTTTTTTGTTCTCCCTTAACAATTTTATCTATGATCTCTTTATGCCTCCCTGCAACTACCGCAGATAAATTTAATGTAACCCTCGAGGTCCCATCTTCATAAGAAAGAACATACGAAGTTGTTCCATTACTACTAAACGCTTTGTGGTCGTAGACCCATCCCACAGATAATATTGCTTTATTTTCAACGGTCTCAGATTTGAGGTAACTTAATGGCCTCCTAAACGTTTCACTTTCAATTTTAGGCAATTCATCATACGATCTTGGCCAAGGAAGCGATTTTCTGAGCCTAAACATCTTTTCCTCCTCAGACCAGTCGTCGCTTGTATTCGGTTCTGAGGACCACGCCCAGAGGGTATTCCTGGTGAGTTCCTTGCCACTCAGCAATTGTTTGCGATTAGACTCTACGGAATCTAAATAACCGACCTCTACGAGCGTTTGGTAGACATTTTTTTTGATCTTCTTTATCATGTCAAAGTTATCTCCAGCCGCCAAGACCTTTTTGATCTCTTCGGGACCGATTCCTTTGACTTTGTTTAATCCTAAATAAATAATATTTTTATCCCCATTAAATGTAGTCAATTCTGATGGAGATTCTACGCTGGGAGGTTTGATTTCTACGCCAGAGTCCATAGCTTCCTTAACAAAGTTTAAAGACTGAGTTTCATCGGACTCTACGTTAATAAGGGAAGCATAAAATGCCAGAGGATAATACAATTTCAACCATGCTGTCCAATAACCTAACATGGAATATTCCAAACTGTGGGATTTATTGAAGCTGTAACGTCCAAACTCAAGGATTTTGTTAAATAATGTGTCAAATTGTTGTTTTGTGAAACCATTGGCTAACGCACCTTGACAAAATTGATCCTCTTTTTCTTTGAGAGCATCTCTGCCTTTACTCTTAGCGATAAGCTTCATAAAATGTTCAGACTCAACCATTGAAAAATTACCTATCTCATGAGCAACTTCCATAATTTGCTCCTGGTAGGCAATAATTCCGTAGGTGTCCTTAGTGATTGATTCTAATTTAGAGTGATCGTAGGTCCATTCTTTCCCTCCCTTTCTTTCTACATAGTCAAAGCTCATCCCAGAATTTAGAGGTCCGGGCCTACATAGAGCATTTACGGCCACCAGATCATCAAATTTATCAGGATTTAAATGTCTTAAATAGTCTGTCACTAACTGAGAACCAAATTGGAATATTCCCGCGGTTTTACTTGACTTTAATAGTTCGAATATTTTTGGATCAGCATAATCTTCCGGCAGAACATCCCATCCCAGTCCAGAAGATTTTAACGTTCCATCAATTATGTCCAGAACAGAGATTCCGAGAACGTCGAATTTAATTATGCCTAAACGCTCCAGCATATCTTTTTCAAAACTTGCGGCGAGGCAATTTTTTATATCTCCTTTATCATATATCTCTGTTGGAATTGTGCTTTCAAGATCCTTACAAATTACTACTCCTGCTGCATGGAGTCCTACATGTCTAATTTTACCTTTTAGTTTAACGGCAGCATCTATTACTTCAGGTTATTTCTTTGCAAATTCTGCGGCAGTTTCTGAGGTAAGAATTATATCCTCTATTTTAAGATTTTCAGCCGTCTTAGTAGACAGTTCTTTGTTAAATTTATTTACTTCAGATAGAGGAACGTCATAGATTCTTGAAACATCTTTAATTGCCGATTTATCGGACCACTCGTTAAATGTCATGATATAAGACACGTTTGTAGGTCCGTATTTGAGTCTTAAGCTTCCAATTATGCTACCCCTTTTCTCGGCGCTAAAATCGAGATCGACATCCGGTGTTCGAGTTGGAGTTAAAAATCTTTCCCACAATGTGTTGAATCTTAATGGATCGACTCGCGTGATCCCTAATAGATATGCAAGTAAAGAACCTCCTACTGAACCTCTCCCAGGACCTCTCGGTATATTATGAGAATCCGCGTAATCAACCATATACATAACTTTGTCAAAGTAATTAAAAAACTTTCTGGAGGTTAACAGATCTACCTCTTTTTTTATTCTTTCGTTTACAATCAGAGGATTGTAGTTATTCTTTTTGGTATAACCTTCAATATCTATTCTTTTTAATATTTTTTCTCTAGCTTCCTCTTCAATTCCGGGCAAAGTATCCCCTAGATTTGATGGTAATTCAAAAGCACACTTGTTTGCTACCTCTAGAGTATTCGCGAATAGTTCTTCCATAATAGGATATATTTTAGGATGACATGTTTTTAATAGAGATTCTATTTGGTTGCAAGTTAAATTACAGAATGTATCATCTGAAAATCCAATTTTATCTGTAATCTTCTTTCTCCATTCATTGGCTTTTACGAGATCGTGATAATGTTTGTCCTCTGGAGAGTTGTAATGAGAATCGGTAGTAATTATTGGTTTAATCTTATATTTTCTTGCCACATTAATTATATATTCATTAAATCTTATTTGCTCCTCCATTCTATTGGGCATTAATTCAACATAAAAATCTTCCCTAAATGCCGCTTGAAGTTTTTGTATTATAGGTTCAGGATTGTCTCCTCTTCTCCATCTTTGTGCTACTGTGCCACTAATACATGCGGTGCTACAGATTAAACCTTCCGAATGTTTACAAACTTCATCAAGAGGTATTTTTTGGAACACCTTATTAAATACTTTATGAACATGTTCTTTTGCAATTGTATGGAGTTTTAACAGATTTTTATATCCTGCTTCGTTTTTAACAAGAAGAACGAGGTGACTTTGTTTCTTCTCGGATTCTTCTATGTAAGCTTCTAAGCCGATAATTGGCTTAATTCCTTTTTTCTTTAGGGCGATTTGAAAATAAGGAAGACCAGAAAGAGAACCGTGGTCCGTTATGGCGCACGCTTTAAACCCCTTCTGGTACAAATCTTCTGCTAGTTCATCTTCTGTACGGAACACGTCACCTACGCTACCATGTTCGGTATGAACGTGTAGCGGAACGTATCTTTGTTCCGCCGAAAAACCAGTAGGAAGAGGGGTATTTGGTTGAGGACCATTTGGGATAGGAGATTTTAGAGGACTAGGCTGCGGGTCCCCGACAAGGGCTTCCCTTGCGTTACCCATTTGTCCATCGCCAAGAAAAAAGTTTACACGCTCGAAGATTTTAACATAATCTGCAACTGGCATTTTTCCTCGTAGAATATATGATGGATGAAATATAGCGATAAATCTTCTCCCGTCTTTTGTAAATGTTTTTCCAGATAAAGTTGTTTCTTCGACGGTTTTGGTGATTGTTTTGTCTGGGAAGAAATAATTTAATGATGTATTTCCAAGTAAAACTACTATTTTTGGATTTAGTAGATTTAATTGTTGTTCCAGCCAAGGAGAACAAGCCTCAATTTCTTCTTTTGTAGGTTTTCTATTTTCGGGTGGTCTGCACTTAACAACGTTGATCACCGCGAAATTCTTTATCCCCGTTTCAGAGATAGCTCGGTCTAAAAGCATTCCGCTTCGACCAACAAACGGCTTTCCTTCTATATCTTCTTGTTCTCCAGGGGCTTCGCCCAAAAATAAGATTTCTGGGGTCTGAGACCCGCGTCCGATGACAACATTTTTTCGATTTTCGCAAAGTGAGCATTTTTTACAATTTCGAATTTGAGAAGATAGTTCTTTAAGATCCATAAAATTTATCTCCATCCAGTTACAATATTTCTAATCATCATATTAATTCCAAGAATTGCATATCCCGCAAACATCAGAACGAGAGAAATTATCACCCTTCCCGATAATAAAGAATATAGTGACACTATCAAAAGAAATAGGCCCGAACTTTCGACTACTGTATAGGGCTTCACCTCTTCCTCAGCCCTAGTTTTTTAGCTTTATGATACACAGAAAAATTTGATTTTCCCAACTTATCTCCAATCTCTCTTGCAGTCATTGTAGAATAATTTTCAATCAAATATTCCCTGTCGCTAAAAGACCACATAGACTCTCGTTCCGATCTTTTCAGGCCGAGTTTACACGCTTTATTAGTAATGCTGTCTCTATCGCGCCCCAACACAAAAAACATTTCTTCCCAAGAAGTGGTTGCATAATTCTTTTTGAGATATTCAATGTCTTCTGTACTAT